ATGAGCCAAGGATTGATGGTTTTGTGAAATCAAGCCAGTCAGAACCTTTAGGCAGTTGTTTAGCAGCCAAATAACCTTGGCGTACCAAGGGCCCAGCTTTGTTACTAAACATCATCGAAGCGCCTGCTATTTGGATGGACTTTGCAGTCACTTTCACGTCTTCAATATCAGGGAGAGCTCTATGAGCCCAAACCACCCCTGCAGGTACTGTGACGGAAACATTTCCTAATAGCGCAGCGGTCGAACCTGCGGCTAAAGATCCCGATGCAGAAAAGCCATAGTAACCAGAAGCCGGTACCACGGCAACACCAGGCGAACCACTAGCAGCAGTAATCCTACCCAGAGCAGACACAACGCCAGTTTGGGTATATTGGAATATATCCACAAAGACTTGGATCGCCGGGGTACTAGAAGTGATGGTAATGGTTCCGGTGGCTTCCAGCCAATAGAATGACCGAAAGTTATCTGCAGCCCGTCCAGGGAACAACAAGGGTCCATGGACAGCAGCTCCCGACGCAGGGTTGTGAGCCAGAGGCCCCAACTGAAGCGGTGAGGGAATTGAGGTTATTGCAATCGGATTTGACGAAAAATCCACACTATAGGCAGGGAGTGAACCCACCACTGTGTATGGAAATACGGCAAACCTAAAAGGATCTCGAAACAAGAAGCAGCAAGTGTCAGTAAGAGCACCTCCTGGTGTCTCTAGCGCTGTCCAGGTCACGGCCTCACGCTCCAACGGGTTTGCTACAGCTGTGGTTGTAGTCTCAAAACCGTCAGTTATACGTACTGGCGCGTAATCTGCTGGGGACGTTGCAGAGAGGAGGATCTTAGACACTGCCTTATTGATATGTTTTTGACGTATATCAAAGTCGGCCAACATTCTCATATTGGCCAATGAATTTTTGGCGACTTGTCTTGAAGGATTAGAGGACATTGATGGTTTCTTAACATTAATGCGTTCTTTGGCGATCAACTTTTTGGCTGCCTTGTTCTTCTTTTTCATAGAACGTGACAGTTTAAGTCTTTCGTCAATTTTAGCTTGGTTAGATTTTTCCATAGTGATGTACTATTTTGTGTTCCCCTGCTATGGACGCTTAAGTTTAAGCATAGTCCAACGCGAGTTTCTTCAATAGGGGATGTTGAATAAACTTGAATGGCTTACTGGGCATCATATCTTCCAGTTCCTGCACTTCGCGTTCTGTTGTGTCGTAACGGTAATACAAATTGTCCCATGAAATGACCTTGTGACGCTTCGCAGTCCCTGACGCTAAAGTTTTGAACTTCAGCGCTGGATCCAGCTCGGCGTGATCTTTCACAGAACGTTGTCTAGCGTACTGTTTAACAAAAGCTCGAAGTATGGGGACTTGCAAGTAAAAACCATGTCCTAAAGCGATATCTGACAAAAACCGAGCACTGGCTTCATGGAAGTCAGCAATTTTGTAGATATCTCTAGGGTCACGCAAACTCTTTCCAGCTTTGAGGATCCTTGATGGCAATGGACCCCACACGGGAAATTTGTCGGTCTCGTACCACATCCCTTTTAAGAACGTGACATCTAAGAACGTAGGGCTCAATTTGATTTTCATCTTCAAACCCAATTCCTCGTATGTGGTCTCCCATCTGCCGCCGCGCCGTATCGCCTCATAAGAAGCGTACGCCATCACTACAGAATTC